AGTTAGAAGGTCAAGTTGGTGAAAACGCTGTTTGGGATGGACCTTTAAGTAAAAAAGGTTTTCCAATGGGTAATGGAAGTAGCTCTGGTATAACTGGTTTAGAAGTATCTAAAGATGAACCTTTTTACAAAGCTGGACCAATAACTATGAAGGCAAAGGGAAAAGGAGTTTAATATGAATTTTTCTGATATTAAACTATTGTTAATTAATGCAATAACGTTAGCTATAAGCATGACGCATATAGAAGTAGGATTGAAGGTTATACTATTGCTCGTAAGCATCGGTTATACAATATCTAAGTGGGTAAAACTTAAAGAAAAGAAGTAATAATTAAAGTATAGTAATGAAATCAAATAGCCCTTTTAAAATTACAGAAAAATCTTACGAAAAGCAGAACAAGTCAATGCGTTCTGATTATACTAAAGAAACAGGTAAAAAACTAGGTAAAAGATTAACTACAGGTACAAGTGCGCGTAGAGTTTCTTTCGCTTGTAGATTTGCAGGTATGAAAGGGTCTATGACAGACAGCAAAGGAGAGCCGTCTAAAAAAGCAATGGCTTTAAAGAAATGGGGATTTGGAAGCGTTGGAGCTGCTAAAAACTTTTGTAATAAAAATAAAAAGAAATAAAAATGGAAAAAGGACACTACGGACAATATACAGGAAATGCAAGATGTTGCAAAGGATCAGGCAGGTCTTACGATATTAAAGAAGCTTATAACAAAGATTTAAGTAGTAAAGCTAGAATGCATTACTTAGAAAACGAAATTGCAGATAGTAAATCAGCGGCTAAAATGTATGGATCTCCAGCTAAAAAAGCAGGTTGTTCTAAATATTAATAAATGCAATCAAAAGGTTTAGGCGATACTGTAGAAAAATTTACAGAAGCGACCGGTATAAAAACCATTGTTGACAAAGTGTCACAAGGATTAAATGTTCCTTGTGGTTGTCAACAGAGAAAAGAAAAGTTAAACGAGTTATTTACATATAATAAATAATTATGGCTTTTAAAATGAAAGGTGCTCCTTACTTAGATACCAACACTCCAATATACAATATTGATATGGAGGATGGCGTCCTTGGTAAAGCTAATAATAACGGCACTATAGTTTTAAACAATAAACTTACAGATCCAAAGCAAATACAAGATGTTATAGAGCACGAAATGGTTCATATAGATCAAATAAAAAGAGGTGATCTAAATTATGATGATAAAAATGTATATTGGAAAGGTAAAACAATTCCAAGATCTAGTATAAAAGAAGGCTCAGCTGCTTTGGCCTGGGAAAAAGAAGCATACAATAAAACAAAAAAATAGTATTATGGGTTCATTCATGAGTAAACACTCTGCCGCGGCAAGAGAAAGAAAAGCATTATTAGGTAATATGCCTGTTGATGACAAGGCTAGCGCTTTAAACTATGGAGGTCCTGATGACAAAAAAAAGCCAAGTAAAGATGCTTCTATTGAAGAAAAAAGAGCTTATTTAAAGTCTAAAAGTATTCCAACTTACGCTACAGAACAAGATAAAGACAATTTTATTGCTGAAGTAAGACGTGGGCAAGCTGAAGCTGGAATTAAACCAAACGAAGGCAAGTTTAAAAAAGGATCTGTTGATCCTTATAGTGGAGCAAAATTTTAAAAAATGTGGAAGATACTACTCAGCCTTTTTAAAGGAGGTGATGGTAGAAAATCTGTAGCTGGTAATTTAGCTTGGGATATTCGAGAAGCCATCAAAGGCAAAGAACTAGATCCTGAAAAACTAATAGAGTTACAAACTAAGATAAATATGGTTGAAGCTTCGCATCGAACGTTATTCGTTGCAGGCTGGAGACCTTTTATAGGTTGGATTTGTGGGGTTGCGCTAGCATATAACTTTGTTATTAGAGATTTATTTATCTGGATAACAAAAACAACAGACGCTCCACCTCCATTACAAATGGAACATTTAATGACAGTGCTACTAGGAATGCTCGGACTTGGTGGCTTAAGAACATACGAAAAAATAAAAGATAGAGTAAAATAATTAATAATCAATTAAATTTAATCAAATGAGTAAAGTAAAAAAAATAGACACAGACGTAGTTAAAAAAATTACCGACGAACAATTAGAAACGGTTAAAAAACACCAACAAGATTTAAACAAGTCTTTAACTAATATCGGTTTTATAGAAACACAAAAGCATTCGCTGCTTCACGAGTATGCTGGTCTGGTAGAAGATATTGAATCTTACAAAAAAGAACTAGAAGAACAATACGGGGCTATCAACATTAATATTGAAGATGGTACGTATACTGATATTGAAAAAGAGAAATAGTGAGTAAAGTCATTAGAAAAATCAGCATAGGTTCTGATTATAAAAATGATGCTATGCATTATGCTGTATCTCAGCAAGTATATGGAGGACATACTATTTCAGCTATTATCTTTGAAGAGTCTGAACAATCGTATAACATATACATAAAAAAAGACAATGAAGTGTTGCCTTGGAAAAAGTTTAATAGAAACATGGCAATATCAGTTGAATATGATTTAGAGTATTAATGAATAGTGTTTACGAGTTTATAATTAAACCTGTAGGGAATAGATATAGCAATGAATTAACTGTTGGTGATAAAAAGCTAATAGTTAATTCTAGCATATCTAATCATAAATTTGTTAATAGAGAAGCAGAAATAGTTGCTTTGCCTTTAGCTTTTAAAACAAAATTAAAGGTAGGTGACAGAGTGATTGTTCATCACAACTTATTTAGAAGATACTATAACATGAAAGGAAAGTCTGTTAATAGTACTAAATACTTTAAAGATGATTTATACTTTGCTTCTTTGAATCAAATATATATGAAAAAAACAAAAGACTCATGGGAAACTTTAAATGAGTATTGTTTTATAAAGCCTATAGTCAATAAGAGTTCATCTAGTTTAAAAAAACTAAAACAATGTGTTGGTATAGTAAAATACGGAAACAGCACGTTAGAAGCTCTTAAAATACATAAAGAAGATTTAGTTGTTTTTAAGAAAAATAGAGAGTTTGAATTCTTAATAAACAATGAAGTTGTTTATTGTATGGAATCAAATGATATTTTATTAAAAGATGAACGTAAAGGAAACGAAACTGAATATAATCCAAGCTGGGCAAAAAGCAGTTGAGGAATTAATAAAGGTAGCAAAAGAAAAGATCGTTGACTCAGAAGATGATATTTCAGCTGACAGACTTAAAAATGCTGCCGCCACTAAAAAACTAGCTATATTTGATGCTTTTGAAATACTTAGTAGAATAGAAGCTGAAGAAGCTGCTTTAAATGGAACTACAGTTGAAGAAGCTGCAGTTAAAAAATCTTTTGCTGGCTTTGCAGAAGGAAGATCTAAGTAATGTATAAACAAAATTTATATAGCGTAATTGAAGACCATATAAAGCCAAAAGTTTTAAATAGACTTAATAGGCTTAAAAAATGGGAGTATGGTTATAATAATGACCATGATATAGTAGTTATAAGTAAAACTGGTCAAATAGGTGAAATCTATGAGATACAGAATTTAAAAATAGCATTACCATTAGCAGAAAAAGTATACAAAAGATCTAACAAAGAAAAAGATCAATACTGGGAACAATTTAAATATCCTGTTGAACTTAAAAAAATTCAAAGTGTATTTGATTGGAATGGTTATCCAGATGAGTTTAAAGAAAAATGGTATGAGTATATTAATGAAGAGTTTGTTAAACGTGAAGAAGGTTTTTGGTATTACAACAAAGGCGTTCCTACTTATATTACTGGTACTCATTACATGTACTTGCAGTGGACCAAGATTGATGTTGGGAGGCCAGATTTTAGGGAATCAAACAGATTATTCTATATATTCTGGGAAGCTTGCAAGGCAGATACAAGATGCTACGGACTGTGCTATCTTAAGAACAGACGCTCAGGCTTCTCTTTTATGGCTTCGTCAGAGACAGTTAACCAGGCAACAATATCAAGAGACGCTAGGTTTGGTATATTATCTAAATCAGGAGCTGATGCGAAGAAAATGTTTACCGATAAAGTTGTACCCATATCAATCAACTATCCGTTCTTTTTCAAGCCAATACAGGATGGTATGGAACGTCCAAAAACAGAATTATCATATAAAGTACCATCAAAAAGACTTACCAGAAACTCGATTAAAGACTCCAGCGAGGAGATCCAAGACGGGCTCGACACAACGATCGACTGGAAGAACACGGGCGATAACTCGTATGATGGAGAAAAATTAAAGTTATTAGTACACGATGAATCTGGTAAATGGGAAAGACCAGATAATATATTAAACAACTGGAGGGTAACTAAAACAACATTACGACTAGGTAGAAGAATAGTAGGTAAATGTTTAATGGGATCAACATCTAATGCATTAGAAAAAGGTGGAGGGAATTTTAAAAAGCTATATGAATCATCGGACGTTACGCAAAGAAACCGAAATGGACAGACTAGCTCAGGACTATATAGTTTGTTCATACCTATGGAATGGAACTACGAAGGATACATTGATACTTATGGCTTACCTGTCTTCGACACTCCAAAAAAACCTATAAAAGGTATTGATGGTGAATATATTGACATAGGTGTTATATCTCATTGGGAAAACGAAGTAGATGGTTTAAAAGACGATCAAGACGGTTTAAACGAATACTATAGACAGTTTCCAAGAACAGAAAAACACGCTTTTAGAGATGAAGCTAAAGAATCTTTATTTAATTTAACTAAAATATACGAACAAGTTGATTATAATGAAGATTTACGAAATACTAATGTGGTTACACAGGGTAATTTTCAATGGGAAGGTGGAATTAAAGATACTAGGGTATTGTTTATTCCAAACAAAAATGGCAGATTTTTAGTCAGTTGGGTGCCTTCAGCTAATTTACAAAATAGATATTATTTAAAAAACGGTTCTAAATATCCTGGCAATGAGCACTGTGGTGCTTTTGGATGTGATAGTTATGATATATCCGGTACTGTAGACGGTAGAGGCTCTAAAGGAGCTTTACACGGTTTAACTAAGTTTTCAATGGAAGACGTACCGCCTAATTTATTTTTTTTAGAATATATATCAAGACCACAAACAGCTGAAGTATTTTTTGAAGATGTTTTAATGGCATTAGTTTTTTATGGCATGCCTATATTAGCTGAAAACAACAAACCTAGATTATTATATTATTTAAAAAGAAGAGGTTATAGAGGTTATTCAATGAATAGACCAGATAAGGTTTTACATAAATTATCTATAACAGAAAAAGAAATAGGTGGAATACCCAACTCAAGCGAAGATATAAAGCAAGCTCATGCGGCTGCTATTGAAGATTATATAGAAAATTATGTTGGTTTACAAGAAGATGGAACTTATGGAAATGTATATTTTCAAAGAACACTAGAAGATTGGGCTAAATTTAATATAAATAATAGAACAAAACACGATGCATCTATTAGCTCTGGTTTAGCTATGATGGCATGTAACAAAAATAGATATACACCTGTGGCAAAAAGAACAGTTTCTAAAGTGTCTTTAGGTTTTAGAAAATACAACAACTCAGGAGCAAATTCAAAAATAATATAAATAAATGGTCTATACTAGTAATAACAGCATCTTTCCAGATCAGGTTGTACCTGAAGAAGAAAAGAAATCATTTGAGTATGGTTTAAAGGTGGGTAATGCTATAGAACAAGAATGGTTTAGAAATAATAGTGGCCAAAATAGGTTTTCTTATAATTTTCAAAACTTTAATAGACTACGATTGTACGCTAGAGGTGAGCAGCCTATACAAAAATATAAAGATGAATTATCTAATAATGGTGATTTGTCTTATCTTAATTTAGACTGGAAACCAGTACCTGTTTTATCTAA